GTGGTCAAGCAAATGGTCAAGCAAAAATTTATCTTTCTTTGGCTCCTCTACACTACCTATACTCAATTTTACAAAGTTCAACACCTTTCTATTGGCTTTGTCTATTGGAGTCCAGGATTTCTTTATATACATATCAGTGGCTTTCATTTCCTCATCCACATGGTTTAACGCTGAATGTACTGTAAACTTATCTACTCCCGCATCATTAGTAGCAATAGTAGCCCAGGTATGCCTGGCAGCGTAAAATTCCAAATCATCTACACCAAGTAAATCACCAATCTTTTTAAGCCCTTTATTCAGAGCTGCACTAAAAGCATCCACGCTTGAATACCAGTGATAAAAGCCAAATACTCTAACTCCTTTGGGATCCCTGTACTTATCAAAGAGAGGCTGTATTTCTTTCTCTACTTTAATGGAGATCTCCGCTTTGTCAGAGCGTCTATTTTTTGTTTTGGTTCGCTCGTATGTTATCCGACCATCCTTAAAACAATCGCAATAATACAAATCAACTGCGTTCATTCCAATTAACCCAAAACTCAGCAGGAAAACATCTTTCGCTAAGTTGAAACGGTTATTTCCAGGCTGTAGAATAACAGTATATTCCAAGTTTGCCAAATTTCTCAACTGTTTCAGATCCAGAGCACGTTTTCTGGATACTGGTACTTTGGGAAGTTTTTTAAATGGAGAAAGAGGGATCCTTATAATTCCTAAATCTTCATTGTTAAACTCATCCTTTGCCATATTATGCAAAGCCCTCAGGTTACTGGGATATAAGGACTGGGCACGTTCACCTTTTTTTCTATTAGCTCTGGGCGGTTGCACCTTTATCCACTCTATCCAATCTTTTACGAATTGAGACGTAATTTCATGCACGCTAATTACTTCCCTCTCCGCAAACTTAACCAGGTTGTTTACAGCGTTCTCATAAGTAAGAGCATTTCCTTTATGCCCAGACTCTTTTAACCGCTTTATCAGCTCTCTGCCATAAGCTACTATATCCAGATCAAAGCTCTTTTCTTCGTTAGAAGTTATCAACCTTATCACCTGATCTATAGTCATGCTTTTAATCAATGAGCCACAATTATCACATTTCTTTCGGTATTGCTTAATTAACTCATCCGTTTTATCAATGTAATACTGGTTTTTGATTTTAAAGGTTTTCTTTGTAATATCATCCTTAGTAATAAAGTAAGGTGTAGCCAAGTATCTTTTATCCTTTCCCTGGGTAACTCTTATCTTTATATTATATGTACCATCTTTCTTTTTTTGATGTGCATATACCTCCGCTTTAAATGTAGCCATATATTTTCTGTAGAATATTTGTAGAAGTTTATACTGCAAAAATAGCCATATTTTGCGGATTTTGCGGAAACACTACACTACCTAAATCTGTCATTTTGTACCCCCGATGAGAATCGAACTCATATTTACGGTTTAGGAAACCGACGTTCTATCCGTTGAACTACAGGGGCTTACGCTATATAATATCAAATAAATTCAAAGAACAATTTTGCTATATTAACTGTTATTCATATATTAGCAGTCTCGGAACCTCAGCTGTTTAGGAAACTTCTATTCTATCCGTTGAACTACAGGACCAAAAACATTTGCGGTTGCAAAGATAAAGCATTCTCCCGATTTAACAAGGGCGAATGAATCTTTTATCGAGAAGTTAAAGAAATACAGTCTACACAAGATTTTATCAAAGTGTCAACCTAAATCAGCTACAAACAGTAGTATATCGGCGATCCAATCTTACATTTAGTCAACAGTTATGCAACCAAAAATAAATGATAATATGCAACTTTTATTCGTTCAAGTCAGACACATAGTCAGAGTTTTGTTCACTCCAAATATCAAAAAACACTCATTTATCAATTCTTTTAGTACACAATCACAGATTAATTCGAAAAGATTTTGCCAAGTCGCATAACTTTCCGACATTTGCAAACGCATCTTTAAAAGCGTAGTACTTTTTGTAAGTACCCCAACCAACATAAGAACAGATTTTAAGTGATCCTATAAATTAATCATAGTAATACGAAATTATGGCAAACGACATGATGGTAAAAGAACTGGATCAAGTGGTAGTCCGCTTTTCCGGAGACTCCGGCGATGGTATGCAGCTCGCCGGCAACATCTTTTCAACAGTATCGGCTACGGTGGGAAATGACATCAGTACTTTCCCCGACTATCCCGCAGATATCCGCGCCCCGCAAGGTTCTCTGACCGGCGTATCAGGTTTCCAGGTACACATCGGCGCCAGCAAAGTATTCACCCCGGGTGATAAATGCGACGTATTGGTAGCTATGAACGCTGCCGCATTGAAAACACAGTATAAGTTTGCTAAGTCTACTGCTTGTATCATCATCGACACAGACTGTTTCCAGGCTTCCGATTTACAGAAAGCTGCTTTCAAGACTGACAATCCTATCGAAGAAATGGGTATCAAGCAAGACGTGATTGCTGCTCCTATCTCTCAAATGGTGAAAGATTGCCTGGCAGAAACAGGTATGGACAATAAAGCAATGCTGAAATGCCGCAACATGTTCGCTCTCGGCCTGGTTTGCTGGTTATTCAATCGTGATCTGAAGATTGCAGAAGATTTCCTTAGAGAGAAATTCGCAAAAAAGCCGGAAATAGCAGAAGCCAACATCAAGGTGATTCACGCCGGCTACGACTATGGTCACAATACACATGCTTCTGTAGCGCATACTTATAAGATAGAAAGTAAGATAAAAACACCCGGAATATACATGGATATCATGGGTAACAAAGCTACAGCCTACGGTTTCATTGCTGCTGCTGAAAAGGCTGGTCTGAAGTTATTCCTGGGGTCTTATCCCATCACTCCTGCTACGGACGTATTACATGAACTCTCCAAACATAAATCTTTAGGTGTCATTACCGTTCAATGCGAAGATGAGATTTCCGGCTGTGCTACAGCTATCGGTGCATCTTTTGCAGGTGCATTAGCTGTAACTACCACTTCCGGTCCGGGTGTCTGCCTGAAATCAGAGGCTATGAACCTGGCAGTGATTACAGAACTTCCTCTGGTTGTTCTGAACGTACAGCGCGGTGGCCCTTCCACAGGTTTGCCGACTAAATCGGAACAAACTGACTTATTGCAGGCTTTGTTTGGCCGTAACGGTGAAAGCCCGATGCCGGTTATTGCTGCAACCTCACCGACAAACTGCTTCGATGCAGCCTATGCAGCTTGTAAAATGGCTTTGGAGCACATGACTCCGGTAGTTCTGTTGACAGACGGTTTCGTAGCCAACGGTTCCGGAGCATGGAAGCTGCCAAATCTGGATACATATCCTGAAATCAAACCTCAGTATGTTACTCCTGAAATGAAGGATAACTATACTCCTTATAAACGCAACCCTGAGAACCAGGTACGTTACTGGGCCATTCCGGGACAAGAAGGCTATACTCATATCCTCGGTGGTCTGGAAAAAGACAGCAACACTGGTGCGATCTCTACCGATCCTGAAAACCACAATCTGATGTGCCACCTGCGTGCAGAAAAAGTTGCAAAGATTGCTGTGCCCGATGTAGAAGTACAAGGCTGTGCAGATGATGCAGACCTGCTGATTGTAGGCTTTGGCGGTACTTACGGACACTTGTATTCTGCTATGGAAGAGATGAACAAAGCCGGACAAAAAGTAGCCTTAGCTCACTTCTCTTATATCAACCCACTGCCTAAAAATACGGCTGAAGTATTGAAGAAATATAAGAAAGTGGTAGTTGCCGAACAGAATCTGGGACAATTTGCCGGTTATCTCCGCATGAAGGTAGATAATTTCACTCCGTATCAATTCAATGAAGTCAAGGGACAGCCGTTCGTAGTAAGCGAATTGGTGGCTGCCTTCACCGAGATACTGAAGAAGTGACAAGCTACAGGCTACAAGTAACAAGTACTGCTCTGAACAGACTTGTAGCTTGTAGCTCGTAACTCGTAGCTACTAAAAAACTTATCAACTTAAAACTTAAGAACATCATGAGCGAATATACAGCTAAAGATTTCAAAAAAGGACAACCTCGTTGGTGTCCGGGTTGCGGTGACCACTTCTTCTTGAATTCACTGCACAAAGCGTTGGCAGAAATCGGTGTTAAACCTTGGGAAACTGCCGTTATTTCGGGTATCGGTTGCTCTAGCCGTCTACCTTATTATATGAATACGTATGCGATGCAGACTATCCACGGACGTGCTGCCGCCATCTCTACCGGATGTAAAGTAACCAATCCTAACCTGAGCGTTTGGCAGGTTTCAGGTGACGGTGACGGTCTGGCTATCGGTGGTAACCACTTTATCCATGCTATCCGTCGCAATATAGATATCAACATTCTGTTGCTGAACAACCGCATCTACGGTTTGACAAAAGGACAATATTCTCCGACGTCTCCCCGTGGCTTCGTCAGCAAATCCTCTCCTTATGGTACGGTAGAAGATCCGTTCCACCCAGCTGAACTCTGCTTCGGTGCCCGTGGACGTTTCTTTGCACGCTGTGTAGCTACAGATGGTCCCGGTACAGGAGAAGTTCTGAAGGCTGCTGCTAACCATAAAGGAGCCGCTGTGTGTGAGATTCTGCAACACTGCGTTATCTTCAATGACGGAACCTACGACTCTGTATACAACAAAGACGGACGTGCCAAGAATGCTATCTATCTGGAACACGGTAAGCCGATGCTTTTCGGTGAGAACAAAGAGTTTGGATTGATGCAGGAAGGCTTCGGACTGAAAGTTGTGAAGTTGGGCGAGAACGGTATCACAGAAAA